GACCGCGCCAATCGTGCAGCCGAAGCCGCCGAAGGAGTCATCAGTGGACTACAACCCGACTGGAACGTTACCGATCCTGTCAATAAGAACTACATCAAGAACAAACCGGAGATCCCGACGTTAGAGGCTATCCCGGACGAAAATACATTGAGCTATGTCAATACCGACGGTACAACCATCAATTTTCGTATCGGCGATGAAGTACGTGTAGCGGAAGAAGGAGAATATGTGTTCTACCGGCTTTATGATCTTGCCGGGGGAAAAGCCTCGTGGCAGGAATCTGGCGGCGGTACAGCCTTGCCCGGTAATGTTTATCTGACAGGAGCCAATTATTACAATGAATCAGTACGAACGATAAAACAAGGATATTTGAGCAATGAGTAAGAAAGGTGCATTTATTTATCAACAGATCGAACTGACGACGACTGAATGGGCCGATAACGCAACCGTCTACCCTACATCAGTCTGGTTATTTGAACGTTTGGAAAACGGTAAATTCAACATGAAGCTGGCTGATGGCGTTCATACGTTTGCCCAGTTGCCGGCCGTCATGCAGGAGGTGAAGGTCACAGTTAAAACGAATGATGCCACGACCTATATCCTGACGATCACGACGGCTGAAGGTAAGTTTGACACCCCGAACCTTCGGGGAAACAATGCTCCGGTTCCTTCGATCGATCCGGCAACGAAGCACTGGAAAATCGGCGACGAAGATACGGGTGTGGTAGCCGAAGGACAGGACGGGGAAAGCTACGACGACACGGAAATCAGGAACGCGCTGACAGCCTTGCAGCAGCAAGTCAACACGCTCGTTTCGGGTGACGCATCGAGTGCCATCGAGTCATTTAACGAGATCATCGCTTTCCTTGCCAACGTAGAGGACACACAGACGTTGCAAGGGATCATCGCCGGGCTGAACCAGAGCATCACAAACGTTCAGCAGGCGATTCCGACAAGGCTATCCCAGTTACAGAATGACGACCATACGGTCAAGGACGCTGCTTATGTCCATACCGACAATAATTACAGCAATGAAGAGAAAACGAAGGTATCGGACTCTTTGAGGTTGAAAGAGTATGTCGATGTCGAGTCTCTGGCGGCTCTTCCGTCATCACCGTATAACCTTCGCTTCAAATACACAAGCAAATCCCCGCAAGCGATCAACTTTGCCGATATCGCCAGCGTACCGGAAATGCAGGAATTCTATCTGTCGATCTTGAACAGTTCCGGGTCGGACTTTGACCAACCGGTCCCTAATGGTTCTGGCTGGCAGTCCGAGGAATCAAGTGTAACGTTACCGAACGGGAAACCAACAGGTGTATCCTTGAAGAAAGAACACGGGATAATAGTAGTTAGGGTATAATTCAAAACAGGAAGAGATGAAACGTAGATTGATATCAGGTAATCTATATAATACAGTGCCTAAATTGGTAAAGCTGGTAAGTCCTTTAGGTATCCAACAGAATTATATAATAGAGAAAAAATATAAGTTTGTGGATTTGCTAATCGTTGGAGGTGGCGGCGGAGGTGGCACAAACAGTGGTAGCGGTGGAGCTTCTGGAACAATAGCATTTGCTCGTAATATAAAAATCTCTTTGCTACCGAAAACTTTGACTTGTAAAATTGCAAAGCCTGTAAATGCACAAACTGATGGGGATAGTACAACTCTTGAAATAAACGGGGATACGATAATCTGTGCTGGAGGGCAAAGAGGTAATAGTGAGGGAGCAGGAGGGCTTGGTAATGGCTCTAAAATACCAGACAGTATATATACCATTCTATCAAAGTTGGTAGAAAACCCATCTTCCGATATCGCGATTTGTAATAATGGTGGAGGCTCTCCTGGTTATTGGAATGGTTCTTACGGTTATGCTGGTGGTTCAGGCGCATCTATGTCGGGTAATGGAAATTCATCGTCAGGAATGACCGGTGGAAACAGTGTAAGTAATGCAGATGGTATGGGCGGTTATAAAGGTGGAAATAGTCAATCTTATCAAGGTGGTACAGGATATAAATATAACAATGTACTTATTCCTATTGGCCTATTTGGAGGAGGTGGAACTTCGGGGAAAGGCTCGAACGGATCTGGTTCGGATGGGTCTGGAGCAGGTGGTGGGGCGGCAGGTCTTGAATCAGGTGGAAATGGTGGAAATTCAGGCTCAAGCAATCCTACGAATGGCGGAAATGGTGGCATTGGAGCTGGTGGCGGAGGAGGTGGTGGTCTGTCACGTAAAGGAGGAAAAGGAGGACAGGGTATAATTTGTTTATATTATCACAATTAAGAATAGCAATATGATATACATTCATAAAGACATTAATTTTTGGAAAACGAAAGTAAAACTTCCTGATTCCTATCTCATAAGTACAGATATAGACGATTATGAGGTTGGGGCTTATCTTCCGCTCTCAGAAGAACAGGAACAGTACCACAACGAACATCCGGATGCAACCCCGTTGGAGTGTTGGCACATGCAGCCCGCTCCGGAACCAGAACCGACACCGGAAGAACTGCTTTGGCGTGCCCGTGATGCCAAACGGCAGGAAATCTACGACAAAGACATCCATCATTATTATATTGATGAACAGGACGCATATGTCTCGAACACCCTGCAAGTGAAGGATAAGTGTGGCCGACAGGAAGAAGTCGAAGTAGGCGGTCATCTTTACGCCTCGAATATCTTAACGGTTGCTCTTGACGAAATAGCGGACTATTCGGAGCAATGCGGCAAGGTGACAGACCGCTTGCTATCCCGTATCGATGCCGCCCAAACAGCCGAGGAGGTCGAAGCTATCGTGGTGGAAGGCTATCCTGAAATGATCCATACAACAACGGCAGCCTTGCAAACTAAAGCAGATAAGGCAATCGCTAAATCCCCGGAAGCGCAGGCAGTGACCTTTGCCCGTACGATGATGAACAGCGTGTCTCTCACAGCCAGCCAAGCGTTGGAGATGCAGGTCTTATTCCCCATTTGGGGTGAGAAAGATGCGGAGTTTGGCAAGGAAGTTGAAATAGGCTTCCGGCTTCGAGTAGTGGAAGGAGAAAGCGACACTTTGTTTGAAGTGATACAAAAGCACAAGCTGCAAGCCGATTGGAAACCGGGCATAGAAACTGCTTCACTGTATAAGATCGTTGAAGCTGAGCACGCAGGCACGCTTGATGATCCTATTCCATACGTGCAGGGTATGGCATTCGAGAAAGACAAATATTATGAACAAGACGGTGTGATCTATCTCTGCATTCTGACAACCGTTACAGGTTATCCGAACGACTTGAAAGACTTGCCCACAATTGTACAGGAGGTAAAGCAATGAAACAGGCTATGTTATTAAAAGTTAAACGGGGGGGGGTAAATGCTCTCTAAATAAAGAAGTTACGACCTCTTATCGTAAGAAAGGAGGGCGTAGATGAGACGGTCGATGATGGGACGGAAGAAGTTGCAGTTGTTCACCAAGAGGTTCTATCCTGCCGGGAATTATACCTGGATCGTACCTAAAGGATGTAGGGAGGTTGATGTGTTTCTTGTCGGAGGAGGGGGTGCAGGACATAATGGAAGCGGTGGAGGTGGCGGCTATACTAAAACCTTCAAAAAAGATACATCCGGGTGGAGAGACGGTGATGCTATCTCTGTTGCACCGGGTCAGTCAATTCCGATAACAGTTGGGAAAGGAGGAATTGGAGGGTATTCTGAAGTTGCCCCCAACGGTGGATACTCTCAATTCTTAAATTCAAGTTATAGAGCTAATGGCGGAAATGGTGCGGGTAATGGTTATCCAGGCGGAAGTAATGCCGGAGCATATACTGGTGGCAACGGCGGAAGTGGCGGAGCAGGAGATGATTCAGATACGGCTAAAGCGGGTTCTGATGGATCTAACGGAATCGGCAGCCGCAATGAAAATGGCTCTCTCTATCCAGCTGGTTCCCTATATGGCGGAGGAAAGGGTCAAAGGCATACAACCCGCGATTTTGGCGAACCTACTGGGAAACGAAATGCCGGAGGTGGTGGTTCAGACAGAAATATAAATGAGGGCATGGGGGGAGAATCCGATTACGACAAAGGATGCGGAACTGGAAATGGCAATAGAAAAAGTGGCGGTTACGGTGGTGGCGGTTGTGGTACTTACGGTAACGGCGGTGATGGCACTGTCCTGATCCGCTATTGGGCTTACGAAGAATGATCTGCCGTTGAAAAAGATGAAACAAGATATTAACGACTAAAAAATAGGAGATAAAGTCATGAGAAATAATTGTTTACAAATGTTAACGGGGGGGGGTAAACACCTCTTAACTAAAGTATCTGACCGACTTTCGGCGGAAAGGAGGTTGGTATGATAAGATCGATGATGGGACGGAAGAAAGTAGACAGGAATACTTTGCTGTTGCTACATTTTGATGGATCATTGAAAGATGAAGCCTCAGGCAAGCCTTATGTTGGTAGTAATATGTCCTATGTAGTGGGAAAATTCAAGAATTGCGTTTCGTTTTCAGGAAACGGGTATGTAAAGATAAGTGGAACGAATGCCATAAACGAGTCCCTATATCCAAACTATACCGTCGATTTTTGGATTAAACTGAAAAGTGGTGTGAAAAACGGTATAATGTCAAAAGGCGTTGCTTATGGAAGTTACAGCTTTGATATAATGGAGGAATCAGACGGACGCATTTTCTTTGGATTGCAGTATGGTGGAACCCGAGGGGATGCAATATGCTATTTTACGATGCCACGGGATCAGTGGGTTCATCTTGCGATCGTCAGGTCACAATCTCGATATTGGAAAGTGTATGTAAATGGAGTGTATGCGTCTGGTTTCACATCAACGATGGTTTCAGGGTACTATAGTTCTTTAATGATCGGAAAATATCGAGATTATGGATTGTATCTGAACGGTATGATTGACGAGTTTCGCATCAGTAATATTGCCCGTTGGACATCAAACTTCACTCCGTCTGCAAGGCCGTATTAATAAATTAGTGACACTGTCTTTGGGCTGTCACAGCAGAAAGACAGCAAATGTATATTCAGAAAAAATTATTGATAATCGCCAACCCCAGGTTGGGTATTTTCTTTTAAAACAAATGGAGATATAAAATGTTCGGTGGCGAAAGAATAATAAAACAGCCTCCAGGCTATCACAGATTGGAGGCTGTAAAAAAAGAAAATTAGGGGACCGAGGGTCTCCGGAAACAAAGTTAAACAATAAAGTTTGAAAATCATGTTATTATTAATTATTTCTTTTTTGGTTATCGCAGTTTATACGGCAGCAGTTTGTATAAAGGCAAAAGGTGTACCGTACTCAATTAGTGCGACGTATTATACTCTTGATCATAAATTGATCTTTGGGGCAAGCATGGCACTGACGGCTATGTTCCTATTCCCGGTCATTTGGGAAATGAGTACAACCTTTACTATGCGGTTGCTGGCGATCGCAGCCTGTATCGGTTTGATTGGTGTCGGTTTGGCTCCTGATTTCAAAGACACTTGGATAAACCGCATTCATTGTGGATCGGCGGCATTGACGTTGCTTTCTTCTCAGCTATGGGTTGGCTGCACGTCTTTCTGGTGGGTTCTTATTCCGGTGTGGCTGGCTTTTATCGTTTACACGGTAATAGACATGAGTAAACGGTTGAGTGGTAATATATGGCAGGACTTTGTATCAACGAAGCCGATGTTCTGGTGTGAGATTGCAGCGTTGTCTACGACTTTTGGCGCGTGTGGACTTGCGCTTTAGAAATCTACCATAAACAGAACATCTACCTTATATATTAAAACACGACAACCGGTAAAATGTCATATATCCGGTTGCCGTGTTTTTTATTGCCTAAAAATAAGTAGGTTATTTAGCAGTATGGAAATAAAGCGCGGAAATACGGTAGTTTGTGATGTTTATTTGAAGGATAACAGTTATACGGTCGAAGAGATCATGGGTGAGGACACTCTTACCCTGAATTTTCTTTCCCGAAATGTGGTAAACCTTCAAATCAACGACTATATAGACTTTGAAGGGACAAAATACAAGATCCGGCATAATGAGAAGGTGACGAAAAGGGAGACATCTCTTGGTTGGGAATATACCGTTCAGTTCTATTCAAGTCGGTACGACCTTTTGGATGCAGAGTTTTTCCTTCATGGTACACCGGAGCGGAAAAAGAACTTCGACTATTACACCGGTACCGCCCGTGACTGGCTAACCCTATTTGTCAAAAACATGAACCGTACAGGATCTGGTTGGGTGGCCGGATCCTGTATCGAATCCCGGATGGTTACCCTTTCTTTCAAAGATAAGAAAGTCGGGACGGTACTTGACGAACTCATTAAAGAATTGGATACGGAATACTGGATATCCGGCCAGACAATAAATATCGGCAGGAGGGAGTATTCAAGCAACGGCCTTGTCTTGGCACAGGGCGAAGGAATGGGTTTTACCGAACTGGAAGTGTCCGCTGTTGATGATACGCCACCAGTAACGGTTCTTTATCCATACGGTTCAGATAAGAATCTCGGTCCCGATTATGGCGCGGATTATCTTCTTCTGCCTGATGGTCTGCTTTCTATCGAAAAGAATGTAGAGAAGTACGGCCGGATAGAAAAGTCCATGCAATTCGACCATATCTTTCCGAAAGGAGAGTTTGCCGTAACAGAAAAGATCGACGATTACACTCTGAGAGCTGCCGATATGGATTTCAATCTTACCGATTGCCTGTTGGACGGGGTGGAAGTGATCGTTACATTCCAGGATGGCGGCTTGGCTGGCTATGACCTTGCAATCGTTGAAGACAGTTGGGACAATGACTTGAAACAGTTCAAACTAAAGCAGAATGACCAGGAAAACGCCTTGAAAGTCCCCGGTGACATTAATTTTTCTGTCGGTGACAAGTTTATCCTTACCGGCCTGAAAATGCCGCAAAGCTACAGGGATAACGCTTCATTACAGCTACAGGAAGAGGCGCAAGCATGGTTGGATGGCAAGTGCGAGAAACGCATCCAGTTACGAGGAAAATGTGATGAAATTGTTTTTCGTTTGCAAAACATCTTTATCGCCTGTGGCCAGATGGTTGGCGTATATTCCGAACAGTTAGATATCGATCGAGAGATTCGTGTTACCAAAATAAAAAGGTATATCGAGAAAGACGGTACACCTTCATACCGGTATGAACTTACCTTGTCCGATTTCCTTGAATCGAATGGTTTTAAGGATCTGGTGGATGATGTGAATAAAGTGCCGGAAGAGATTGAGGATGCGGTTAAGCCGGTTCGGGAACATACGAAACGTTCATGGCGGGACGTGATGGAAACTTTGGGCATGATGTTTGACCCGGAAGGGGATTATTTTACCGAACTTATCAAGCCGTTGGCCGTGCATACGGCGCAACTTATCGTCGGTACCAATTCCCAGCAGATGGAGCTTATAGGAATGAAGTTTATTCCGAATGCGGACAATGATGCCAACTATTTCAAGAATACGACAGGAAAGTTAGTACACTTTACCGTTAGCGAGGAAATCCGTGAATGGGCTATTCCGGCGGCTTCTTTCCGGCTGAATAATTCGCTTGCCTATTATGTTTATGCCAAATGTCCAAAAGAAGGAACAAATGGCTCAATATATGTCAGTGAACGGCAGATAAAGTTAGAGGATGAAACAGGGTTCTATCATTTCTGGGTAGGGGTGCTCAATACTCCGGAGGATGGCGTACGCTCTTGGCTTCCGAATTATGGATACACTGAGATTGCCGGCCAGACGATCACGACAGGATTGATAAAGGACAAGTTAGCCCGATTGGTGATTGATCTGGTGAATGGGACTATAACCGGACCTGTGATATTCAAATCCGGAACATCCGGTTATAATAACATTTCCGACCGTCCTAACCTTCAACCGTTGTATGATGGGGTAAATGATGCCCTGACGGATGCAGAGAATGCGTCAAATGCAGCCAACAACGCCCAATTGACTGCAAATAACAAGGCAAGGGTATTTTATCAAACGACGGCTCCAACATCGGGTATGCGAACGAATGACTTATGGGTGGATGGGGAGAATATCTATAGATATAGCGGTTCTAAATGGGTTCTTGCCTCAAAGTATGACAATACAATAACAGAGATCAATGGCGGACTCATAACTACGGGTGCGATCGCTTTTGGAAGCACAGGTGGAATGTCGGCGTCTGGTACAATCCGTATTTGGTCGGGAGGAACAGCCGGGGTGAAAGGGCAACCACCCACTGATCCGACATTTAGCGTTGATAGCTCAGGTAACGTGATTTCAAATGGGACTATTACAGCAAATGATGCCATTTTATTAAGAAATGGACAAGCTGGGATTACAGGATATGGCACATCTAATAGTTCTATAAGATTTTGGGCTGGAGGTTTAGTTCCAGAAAGTGCAGATTTTAGAGTTGACCAAAGTGGAGATGTTAATGTTAGAATGTTAAATGCTATAAGTCTCAATGGAGGCACATCTAATTTTTCAAGCATTTATTTAACCGACAAATCGTGGAATAATAACTATGTTAATCTGTTTGCAGCAAGAGAAGCTCAAGGTATGGAAATTCAAAGAACTTATCAAGGTATTTTAGGTAATATCGGAAAATTTATTGTAATGAAATACAATCCTGATGCAACGGCTTATCGGGAAATAAGTTTTTTTGTCAGACATTTTAAATCTGATGCCTCATGGGTATTTAGGACTTGTGTAAAAGCAAGTTTCTTACCAACGTTAACCCAGATTAATGATTTAGATACATCTGGAACAAAATATAATGTAAAATGGGATAGTGCAACAGGTTTATTATATATAGAATAAGAAGATGAATTTAACATTGAAAGACAGAGTATTAATACTCAACACCGTGTTACCACAGTTTGACACGAGAAAAAACATGGAACTGAAAGTATCGATAGACAGTAAGATAGCGATCTCGGAGGTTGATCAGAAGCGTATCGTTATCAAGGATATGGGGAGTGGTCAAATCAACATCGGATTTACTGATGCAGCGGCCATAACGGAAACAACAGATATAGCTTTGACTGATGAAGAACTTCAATACCTCAAACAACGTGTTGACTTCATAGATCGCAACGGCATGTTCTCTGAGTTCACGATGCCGACGTATGTCAAAATTTTGGATGAACCGCTAAAAGAGGGGCAACAGGCCGAATAATATAAAAATCCGCCTCCCATCTATCACAGACTGGAGGCGGAGAAATAACAAACACTGCCTTATGGCAATGAAAAAACTCGTAACAAAGATGATCAAATAAAAACGGAAGGAGGTGTAAAGTGAATGTAGAATTAACCGATATACTAACAATAATCGGGACGTTAGGAGGATTCGAGGCGATAAAATGGGGGATTAGCTTCTATACGAACCGGAAGACAAACGCCCGTATCGAGGACGCTCATGCCGATGTGGAGGAGTTCAAGGCTTTACGTGAGTATAACGAGTTCCTGCAAAAACAGCTATCAGAAAAAGAAGAACGTTTTGTAGAACAAACCGGAAGGCTTCGACAGGTACAGGATGAGCTTTTTACTTTGAAAGAGAGCTATTCGGATGTCAAGCTTGAACTTGCACTGAAGAGATGTGAGAGAAAGAAGTGCGGTGATCGTGAACCGCAGAATGGGTATTAATATAGGAGGATAAAAATGAAAAAGATAGATACAATAATTATCCATTGTTCTGCAACACGTATAACATCCGATTATACAGTTGAGCAATTGGATGCCGGTCATAAAGCCAGAGGATTTAAGCGTCCTGTTCAGACGGAACCTCTAAAACATATTGGATATCAGTATTACATTCGGAAAGATGGTACTGTTTATCCTGGCCGCCATGAAGATGAAGTCGGGGCGCACTGTAAAGGATGGAATAGTAGAAGTATTGGCATTTGCTACGAAGGAGGTTTGGATGCTTCCGGTAAGGCGGCAGACACCCGGACACCTGAGCAAAAAGATGCTATCAATAGCTTGGTGAATGGTATTTGCCGTCGATGGAAAATTGTGCAGGTGATCGGGCACCGGGACACTTCACCTGATACTAACAATAACGGAGTGATCGACCCTTTTGAGCGTATCAAGGAGTGTCCTTGTTATGATGTTATTCCAGAATATCCATCTTTTATCCCTAATATAGTCGTACAGCCATGAAGATAATATTTCATTTTATAGTATGTTTCCTGATCCTGTTTACCGGTTGCCGGAGCAGGGTTCAGTATGTTCCGATTGAAAGTAAGGCAGAAACTAGTGATTCTGTTGTAATCCATGATTCAACAATTATCAGGGAGAAAATAGAAATTCGTGATTCGACTGTAACCCGTGATTCAACTGTGATTGTTCTTGACGACAAAGGAAATGTGATCCGGACCGAACTTTACCGGGAAAAAGAACGGTTTCGAGAATTGAATAGTGATCATATATTACTGCAGGCCAAGTATGATTCATTATTGAATGCTAAACAAAAGGTGGTACAGGTTCCTTGTCCGGTAGAAAGAGAGTTAACCAATTGGGAAGAGGCTAAGATGAACGTAGGCGGTTGGGCAATCAGTGTCCTCTCTGGATTATTATTGTTGGGGATTGGTTATGTGATTATTTGGTTGATAAAGAAACGCAGATGAACTATGCTTTATCACAGAGACATTAAAATAGATCGCTTCGCCCGTGAGGGTGGAGCGGTTTTATTGATTCAAACTTTGAAAGAAGAGCTTTTTGACTCTTTTTACGAAATGGTCAATAGTTATTTATGTTGTAATATTTAATATGAAGAAAGTTGGATGGCATAATTAAGCCTCGGGATTAGAGTAGTCTGTATAAGGATCTGTATATTTTATTCTTGATGTGTAGATAAAATTTATATATATAAAAAGAATTGTTAGATTTGAAAAATGTAGTATCTTGCGGCAAATTTCTGGAAGATATGAAGAAACTCTATACAACACCTGAATATAAACGTTGGAATAAAAGAAGAAGCGAAAGACAAGTTCGGTTGTTGAGAAAGAGAAAGAGAAAGAACTCAGAGTATTCAGATACGTATTCAAATAGGCTAGGACGTCATTTGGATATGATTGATGCTCCAAGTGATTTTCGATTGTTAGAAAATACAGATGAGTGTTTGTCTTTCTTTAGAGAGATAAGAGATTGTAGAAATTTTAGTGCTCTTTCGAATGGTGTAAGACATGTTAAGATTTCTTTATTGAGTGTTCAGCAGATTGATTATGCCGCAATAAGTGTTCTCTCTGCAATTGGTGATGGACTTAAGTTAAGTAGAGTTAACATGCAAGGCAATTTCCCAAAGGATAAGATATGTCGAGACATGATTATAGAATCAGGCTTCTTAAGTCAAATGTATGACGATAAAAATAGGAGATATAGTGTTAAATCAAAATCATCTCTTATCTTTTTTGAGAAAGGAATGGACAGGCTTTCTCGAAAAGATAATGAGAATTTATCCAAATTGATTAACCAGGTTGTCAGGCATTTAACAGGCATTGATGGTAATTTTGCTTCTTTAAAAACAATATTACTGGAAATTTGCGGAAATTCAATAGAACATGCTTATTCGGAAAACAGACATTGGTTATTAGGTATTAAATATGAGAACGAAAAGGTCATTTTTACGGTTACAGATATAGGTAAAGGAATTTTAGATACCTTGTATAGAAAGTTTAGAATTAAGCTTTATGATACATTTATGTTTAATAGTCGATTAGATATATTGAAAGGTGCATTTGATAAGAAGTACGGTTCAAGTACAAAAGAAGTAAATAGGAATAAAGGACTTCCTGCTGTTAAAAGCATGATGGATGATGGAGCTATTTTAGACTTAGTTGTACTAACAAATGATGTGATTTGGTTTTGTAATAATGAACAACGGTCACGTAATTTTGATAAAGGCAAAGCTCGATTTAGAGGTACATTGTATCAGTGGACTATTACAAAGGATTGTATAACATATAATAAATGAAACAATGATAACTATTTCAATAGTAAATGATTTTGATGAATATCCTGGCCTCAGAAATTGCAGTATTAGTGAAGCTTCAGGAGAGGAGTTTTATCATAAGATTTTGAATAAAAAGTTTGTTGAAGCTTATAATACTAATGATAAGCTTGAAGTTATATTAGATGGTACAGGAGGATTTGCTTCATCTTTTTTGGATGAAGCGTTTGGTAATCTTGTTTATGATTTTACATTACCAGTAGTAAAACAACGGTTAATAATTATATCTAATGAGGAACCTCATTGGAAAGATATGATAGAAAGTCAAACAATGCCTCAGTGGGAAGAAAGACGTAAAAGGAATGAAAATGTAAAGACTACAGCTAAGCATGACGTTTGGGGTAGATTGTTGAATGGTAAAATCGAATTAAAAAGATGGAGTACGCCTGTGTGATAACGACAGCTGACTGGATAAATATAGCTTCTGTCATAGTTAACATTTGTATAGCAATCTGGATAACTCATATACTTCAAAATAAGTTTACCAATAATAGAACCCTTAAAGATCATTTTATTAATGAAATAAAAGATGTTCGAGCTGAGTATAAAGGATTTCTTAATCGCTTGTATTCAAATTCTACTAATCCTAAGGAACTTTTACCTTGGTTTAAGTTGATGAATATTCGAGTTAAGGACTTGGTAATGTTGATGAACAATCGGTATGAAGTTGCCGAAGATTTTCTAAATCCTTATCAAAATGACCTTAGAGAGCTTATAACAGAAAGTGATGATTTTAATAGATGTTATAGAAATCGTCAATTGATTTTAACTGAAAATTTAAAACGGGACCTGATGCGCTTTCAACAAGAACATCAACGTCTTTTTAATGAATTGATAATAAAAATCAATGATTCAAATAGATAAATTAGCCTAAGGGTGACTCTATAAAAATCGGCTCTATCTTTCTCTCTTAAGCATGAAGGGTATGAGTAATCTGTAAAAAATGTAAATTATCTTATAGTTAAGGTTAGCGCTCGGAATAGTTATATTTCGGGCGTTTTTTCTTATAGTTGTAAGTGTTAAATATATTATTAGATAATGGAAGAATTTTATGAAGAACTAAGAAAGTTAATGCCTTTAAAGAATTGGAGTGATTTGATTTCAGAAGAAAGAGAAAAGCAAGATTTTAGAGAAGGTTTGTCATGTACTTTGGATGCTTATGTTTCTTTATTGAAAAAGTATAAGGCTATTTTGGGACCAGATATAGATGATATTATAATAAAGGTCGAAGAATGTAATAACTATCTAAAGGAGTCTGTGAATTATTATTATGAAGGGATGTATAGCTTAGCATATGAGTCTATAGCAAAAATTTTATCGGACTCTCTTTATAAGGCCTCATATCTCCCGATTCAACCAGGATATGTTTTATATAAAGCAAGGACTATTGAAAAATATCAAAAACTTACTTTTGAAGAAATGTTTCATATACCTTTAAATCAAAGGGGAATAGTGAAGACTCAACGTTATAGTGCTCCTGGATATCCTTGTTTATATTTAGGAAAAAGTATTAACGTTTGCTGGGAAGAGCTTGGACGTCCTCGTTTTGATGATCTAATGATTTCTCGTTTTGTGGTTAAAAATGAATTTCAGGTATTAGATTTGAGGGTTCCACAAAAAGATGAGTTGGAAAGTGATAGGTTGGCGGAGGTATTGAAAAAAATACCGCTTATTATGAGTGTATCAATAGTTGTAATAGATACAGATGCCTCTTTTAAGCCAGAGTATATTATTCCACAACTTATAATAGAATATATTATTACGAATAATCGGAATGAATATAAAGAAGGTAAGCGTGATCTTTTTAGTTTTATATTGGGAGTATACTATATGTCTACTCATGTAAATGGAGAATTAGAATTCCCAGAAGATATTTTTTATAATTTAGCATTACCGGTTGTGGTTGTCAGTGGTAAAGAAACCTATTGTCGGCTATTATCTTCTTGCTTTGATTGGACGGATCCTACTTCTTATTATTATGAAGATATAAAAGAAAAATTTGATAGTGTTTTCAGAGATGAGGATATTGATTCAAAATTGTCACAGAAAGAAGTTCATTACAAATATTCAAAAATGGGAGAATTAGAAAGTCGTATGTCTAAATTATCATTAAAGGGGCATAAGTCTATCATTATGAATACGGATGTGGTTCATTTGGACTCTGATGGTAAAATGCTAAGTAATTTTGAAATACGCGCTGACCATGATGTAAAATGGACGATTAAGGAAGTAAAATAACTTATATATGGGGGGCAGAAGAAGCCCCCCAGCCGTTAGTAAAATCTCTAACCTTCCTACTAACGCAAACACGTGACGAACCCGTATGGGCAGGCTGAAAAACCTCTTCCATGCTACGATTGTTCTTGTATCGTAGCATGGAAGAGGTCTTAAATATCACAACAATAACCTCCCATTCTTCTTATCCATTACCGCATTGAAAACACTTTTATAGGTTTCATATAAATCTTTCCTATTTTCTGGTCCTGGCCAATCAGCGAAAGACTCTCCTGCAAAGAATTTCCAAGCAAAGATCCGTTTGGCTTTTTCGGATAAGCTTAATTGATCGATTATGTTCCGGATATCCTGCATACGTTCCCGGATATATTCGGTATGATCCGGGCTGTCATCGGGTTCGTCGATGATATTCAGCCGTCGCCAATCCACATTCTCATCTACCGGAATAGGCTTGTATTTATGCCGGTATGGAGACGTGTCCGAGGTAACGTTTAGTTTTATCATTTGCAGGATATAGAAGTCAAGTTCAGTATATTTACCCTTTTTGGCTTCCATTAGCCGGGAGAGATGCTCGGGGGGCTTTTGAAGCAGCATACACATTACCTCGTTCAATACGTCAATAGCTTCGTCTGTCATTCCGGCAAGTGAGCAGTGATACTTAGCGTGATCCAGCCACCTGTCGTAACGTTTCTCAATATATTTATTCAATGCCTCACTTGCCATAGTCGTCTTTATTTGATATATTTGTTTCCGGTTGCAAGGGGGTGGCGCTGTGAGGCGCTGCCTTTCTTATTCCTCCTCTTCGTTCGTATCAAAAAGATTTGCCATCATATCAACAATATTCGTCTGGATATTATCTTCAGCCCCCAATACGGCATTACTGATATGCTTCTTTTCTTCAATGATCCTGTAGAGCTTCTGGTCAATCGTCCGACGGCCGAGCAGGTAGTAGCAATTCACTGAGTCTTTCTGCCCGATGCGATGGGCACGGCTTTCTGCCTGATCACAATCTGCATACGTCCAAGGTAGCTCAATAAAGGCGACATCACTGGCTGCTGTGAGCGTAATACCGGCACTGGCCGCTTTAATGGAACAGATGATAACGTCCGTCTTCGGGTTTTTTTGAAAGGCATCGACAGAAGCCTGCTTCTCCTGCATATTCTGTCGTCCGGTGACGCAGACGGCGGAAGGAAAAGCTATCATCAGGCGGTCTACAATTTCATGCAGGTTACAGAACAGGATGATCTTTTTCCCATTCTCCCGAAAGTCCTTCACGAAGTCGATAACCTCTTTCAGTTTTCCGCGTGCGGTAATATCTTTCAGAATACCGATACGAACCATAACTTCCCCTTTCAGTGACTTTTGAATCTTTTCGTCGTCCGCTTCCTTGTAGCGTTTCAGATAATCGATCAAGTCGCGTTCGGCATCCATATATTCTTTTCGGTTCGTGATTTCACAGGAAACGATCTGACGGACTTTATCCGGTAACTGGGTGAGTACTTTCGATTTTTCCCTGCGGAAGAAACAGTGTTTCCAAAGCCTGTAGTTTAGCTCTTTCAGATTGCTTGCCTGGTTGGGACCGGAACAGTACCGAAGCATGAAACCTTTCCATCCACCCATATCGATCATGCGGTCCATGATACCCAATTGTGCAACCAGATCTTTTGGTTTGTTGACAACGGGCGTACCGGTCAGCAAGATGATATATTCTTTCCCGGAAGCAATGCCTTTGCAAAACTTGGTCTGTTGGGTGGCCGTTGATTTGACTTTGTGCGATTCGTCGATTATCACGGACTTGAACAGTTTGATCGTGTTGTGAAACTCGACATCTTTCAGTGTCCATTTCTCTGCTTTCGTGATCCGCCGGACAAAGTATTTTCGTAGGCTTTCGTAGTTTACGATAAAAACCTGGTTCATGCCTGTCTGCCAGAAGAAAGGCCAGCTATCGCGGACGGAATCGGTTAATACCATCGCTTTCTTGTCTGTAAACTTATGCCATTCCCTTTGCCAATTGATCTTGACAACATTCGGACAGATTACCAGGCAGGGGAAGGCGTCGGCCTTGTTGATAGTGGCGATACTCTCTAATGATTTGCCCAAGCCCATATCGTCCCCATTGATAAACCGTTTCAGTTGTAAGCCTCGTGCGATTCCTTGCAGTTGGTAGGGGTAAGGCTGTACTTTCAATCCATGATCTCCGTCCAGTTCCGGCATTTCCGGTATTTGGAATGCAACATCTTCCTCTGTCTGTAATTGGGCAACCGTTCCCCACTGTACCGGTTCGAAATGGCGGACATAATAAGTCAATTGATCCAATTCTGCTTTGCATTTGTTGGTTGCCGGAATTAGCCATGCGCCCGTTTGTTTGTCCCACCAGCGGATGGAAACAGAGCTTTTCAGCTTGTCTACAACCTGCTGGCGGTATCTGTCAAACTTCACCGCATAACATTGTCCTTTCTCTGTATTTTGCAGTGTAATTGTCATAGTGGTAGGTGTTATGCAAATTCGTCAAACGCTTTTATATCTTCGGCGACTTCCTCCATTTCTGCTTTTTTCTTGCGGCCGCGTTTCTTCGGCTTCGGCTCTGCTTCTCCGGTAATATCGGATTCTTCAGGAACATCGAAATCGAACGATTCTTGTTTGATTCCATATTTTCCGCCGAACAAGTAAGCGTCCACTTCGTAGTCAAGTCGGCTGACCGCCTGTTTTAAAGCATCCCCATACGGATATCCTTCGCCGGATTCGTCTTCGAATTTTGTAAACGGGACGGAAAGGTTAAGGACTTGTCCGCTTTTCAATAGCTTTTGTGCCTGGATGGAAACACCGGCCGATTCGTCTGATCCACCTTTGCTATACCCCGTGACAACGATATTTTTCAGTTTCTCGTTCAGATCATCATCCGAAGGATTTTCGATATTTACAACTCCGGCTTCTTGCATTTCGCAAATCTTGACGGCATGAGTCTTTAACAAACTCATAGCATATAACAGGTCCGGATGAGCGAATTGCTGGGATGATTTGGTTACTTCGTTCTTGTAGTTTGCTTCTACAAATCGCTCTGTGTAGTCAGCTGTTACCTGATTGTTTTTAAGTTTGACTTTCTGAATTTCATACACAGGTTGTTCTTTTACTAATTCATCTTCCATACTTTTTAAAATTTAGGATTGTTATAACTTTGGGGCGCTAAGGCCATTTCTGCTTTTGCTTTACTGATTACAGTGCGACACCATTCCAGTTGATGAGTCGCGGTCCGGTTCAAACGCTCACACCAATCGACAAGATATTGTTCATCTTTGCACAGACTGTCAATGATAGCATTTACTGCCTTGGAGGTAGCCCCGGCACGTGAGGCTGTTTCCCGTAACGTATCGAAGACTTCCGATTTCTTTTTCCCGTTCAGATGGTATTTGGCATCTGCTAACAGTTTCCCGGTCCGGGCGATATAGACGGCAAGGTCGTTTCCACGTAGGACAGCTTCTTGGACTTCTTCACTCATGGTAATATTCAGATAGGAATCAATGGCTGCCAACTCGTTGGATATTTTATCTATGGATGTGATGTTTAAATTCATGTCTGTTTGTCTTTAAAATATATCTTCCGAAAAAGGATATCCTATTTATTTTCAACCGAACAGCATCCACCACCGGAAGGCAAGTTCTTCGTACTTTTCTTTACCTTTCTGGTAAATCGTATCGCCTCGTTTAATGAATGCTTTGAACACTTTTTGATTTTTCTTGGAGATACCATAGATGAAATCCTGCCGACTGCCTGCGATATCCATATACCAGGCGCGGGAACGGTCCCAATCGAAAAAGTCAATAGCTTCATCGAATTGTTTTTGTGTGCTGGCAAAAGTGCTTTTCAGGTCTCCCCCGAATCCGTAGGTCGGAAGCCACCAGTCCCATTTGCACCGGGTATCGAGCGTGTATTTGAAGTTGCCATATTGGAAACATTGGTTCTTATTGACCATGAATCGTTGAGTTTCCGCCTTAGCAAGCACTTGGGCCAGGAAAGGATCATGTCGGGCTTCCATGCGGAGGGACTTCTTCATGGCTTCTGCCAGTTCCCAATCCTCGCCGGAATACAATACATCGTCTACCATGTGCTTATCATACCTAACCCTTTCCGGTTCGGTAATCATCGCATCGATTAGGCTGCCGAATTTGAAAGCTTTCTCCTTATCCCCGTATTGGGTACGGGGATAGAGGAGGTTCTTTAGTTCCGTAAGGTCCGAGTTGCTAACCTCCGACCGTTGGTAATACATATCTTGCATCTTCTTCCTTGAGTTTTAGATATTCAATGACTGCAAAGTCAAATTCGAAATTGTAGGTGTTATCCATCAGCCACCGGAACCATTTGCGGCCCTCTTCCGTATCGAGAATCTTTTTCAGAATACTTGGCTCGCGTCTGTATTTTCCGAAGTTTATCCATGAGGACAGATAGAGTTTCTTTTTCATATCATTTGGCTGTTACATCATCGATATACTTTACATATGCGGATTGGATTTGCTCTCCGTCCTTATTCACAACTTTCTCGCAGTAGGTAATCATCTTCTTATGTACCTTCTCTAGATCCTCCATGCTCATATTGATTCCTTCGCGCATGAACCACATCTGATATACCTGCATGAATCCTTGTGGATTGGTTATCTGGATCTTCTTCTTGACCTTGGCTTTCGTTGGAGTAGGGGACATGCTGGCTGCTGAGAAATCAAATGCTGCCTGTACTTCGGCAGCAGACTTTTCAGCAGCCGCTTTGGCCTTAGCCTCTTCTTCCCGGCGTTTGCGTTCTTCTTCCTGCTTTTTTCTTTCTTCCGCTTCCTGTTGTTTTCGCTCTTCTTCCATACGGGCAGCTTCAACCGCATTGGTACGGCGTAGCTCTTCCTGTTCTTCCAGTTGTTTGCGGAGGCTGGGGAGTTTGTCGATCAAATCCTGCTTTGTACCCTCTATTTCAAAACGGTAACGTTCTGTAAAATCTTTCTTCTTTTGTATAGCGACTTCATTTTTTATTGCCTTACGGGTTTCTGCGTCCATATAGAAGGTTTGTTTGTTGTCAGAAACGTTTTCAACAAAAGCACTCCAGGAGAAATTTATACTTGTTTCGGATATTCGTCGGCATACATCGTTGTAGGTAGCGAGAGTAGCGCGGTTGAACATGCTGTTTAGTGCATTGATATGCTTTTCAACGTATGCGGCATACGCTGTATCCAACATGACAGAGATATCCGATCGGTATTGAGCCTTTTCGTTCTCCAACATCTGTTTACGGCGAGCTTCCTCTTCCCGTCGTTTTTGTTCGGCAATCTTCTTGGCCGCGTATTTGTTACGGGCCTGTTGGAGCTTATAAGGAATAGTGGTGACCGATTTGACGTCGATAGCCGATTCCAAAGAGGTAAAAGACTTGCTGACCGTAGCCAGAAGTTGCGTCAATGGCTTACGACGCTTGTTCATGTTTTCTATTGTTATTTTCGTCTTTGCCAAATACTCTGAGACCTTCGCATCCAGTTCATCCGAGCTAATACCTCCTTCCGCTTCAATGGTGTCCAGAAGTGTTTGTCCGGCTTGGTTACATGTCGATACGGAAGTTTGGTTGCGTTGCAAGGTGGCAGGAGCCGATTGCATGATCTGATTGAATTCTTCCACTTTAATAAGAGAATTGTTAGCTTGTGTATCCATTGTGATAAATTTTTAAGTGATTGATCGAGTTTATTAAAATCCGGCGTCTTCATCTTCCTGTGATATTGGGGTTGTTATACCTGATGCGGGTACCGGTTCCGCTTGTGGTTGCTCTCCGAATTCCTGTAAAGGGTTTTCCGATTGAGGTTGGAGGGCTTGTGGCTGCTGTCCGGGTTGATTGGGCTGAATAACGGTTGTTTGTTCTAATCCGTAGTCAATATCCTGCGGTTCTTCTTGAGTTTCGAATACAGTAAACTTTCCGGTCCGGACTTTGGGATATCCGTCGAATGCGTGTTTAATCAGTTTGCTTTCCAAGAACCCAGGATCGATACCGCCTTCGTTTGAAGTATAGAGGGCATTCGCCTTACCTTCTTTTTGACGGGTTTGCGGATTCCAACGTTGGTTGTTTTTGTAGCTGTACGCCTCTAAGCGTTTGATATCACCCTCCATCATCCAATGCCAGTCTACAGTCCCATCGGCGCGGACAATACGGATAAAACCACCGATCACCTTATTTGATTTGCGGGGACAGGCCGCCTGATAGGTAACGGTCTTTACTCCGTCAACCAATCCCGGTGAGAATGTATCACCTTCATAGCAAACAACCGGATTATCTACATACCGGACCTGTCCGGCACGCTGGCGCATAACCAATTCCCCATAACCGGTGATGGAAAGGTAAGCACGCAGTTCATAGATGTCGTTGCCATTGTTGTCCTTATAGCCGGTCTTCGTGCTGCGGGGAAGAATATAGCAGTGGGGGCGTCCTGTGGGATCAAGAGACAGGCCGTTTACGGCAATATCTAAGAAACAGCCGTACAGGGACAGTGGAGAACATCTTTGCAGTTCCGGCTTGTCTTGTAAGATTTTCCGGAAGTTGAATTTTTCCTTTTCATAAATCTGTGTTCCTTGGCCGGTTCCCCAGATCGCATTGTACATGAGTATGAACTTCTGTTCAACCCGGCTATCATCCGCTATCATGAGCGGATTTAGCTGATTTAGTTCAGCTACTTTAATTTGAATTTGATTTGACATGATTCTATTGTTTAAAAATTAATTACCAATGTTTCTTTATCGTGTAAACCATTGCCACGCAACCAGATGCCGTAACTATATGCTGGAAATACCCCAAGCAAATAGCGATAATACCAAGTATGGCAAGCGTTCCAAACAGGATGTAAAATCCCCACCTCGCTACTTGAGCGAGTTTCCAGTAATTTGTTTTCATACATCAATGATTAATTGGCAAAAGCCGTTTACTTGTCTTTGAAATAGCGAGTTGGATTTATATTGTAAACATCCTCCGATAACCCTTTACCTGGAGTGCCTTGCCGTGTTAATAATTCATTTAGTAATCGTATGGATTCAGGGCGCATTTATACAAGTCTTCCAACCTGTATTCGATTTTGCCCGGCCGTTTGTAACGCTGTAAAGTACCTTCCGAGACCCATCGCTCCACATTCTTCCGTCCAAAGCGGATACGTGCTTCCTTTTGTCCGATAAACTCTCTGGTTCCGGCTTGTATCTTGGTGATTTGCCAAGCGAGGTATTCAAGTTCGATTTTTCGAAAAGAAGGAATGTTTGGATAGGTGTTATCGGTCTGCATGATTATTCGCTTTTAAAAAGATTCTTTTCGTTTGCATATCGCATAAACTCCGCCATAGAGTGTATCGAGAGTTTTCGGAACACGTTCTTCCGATGATTCTTTACGGTGTGGGACGATATAAAAAGCGCTTCCGCAATCTCTTCGTCTTTCTTGCCATAGTAGCAAAGCTCCATCACCCTAAGTTGACTGTCTGAAAGTGTGCTGTTGAACTTCGGTTCACAGATTTTCTTGAAGCCATCGCATTCTCCACGCAGCGGACAACCGACAAATTCAAACTTGAAGTTCCAGTTCTCATCGATATCGATCATGTTGTCATACAGTCCGAAGTTGCATTTGATAAACCTGCGTACAGCCAGGAAATCACGATAGCATTTGTTCCCGTCGTAACGGGCGTAATATTTACGGAGTGCCGTGTAAGCTTCCGGATAGAACTCTTCCAGCACCTCTAGAAAACGCTGAATAAAGTCGGTATCCGATTCCTTTAACTGGCGCTCCGGCTGTCCCTGTTCTTTGATGATTACTTCACCGGATGGAGTGGTATAGAATTCTATTGCATGCATGATTCTCCCTCCGGAAAAAGAATTTCTATAGGTGCGCCTAATTCTTTAGATATAGCCTTTTTGCAAAGCTTATCGGGGCTGAATGTGCCTCTTAACCAATTGTAAACAGTTTGTTCTGTACGCTCTGTCGCATTAGCAATCCGGCGAACGAACTCCTGCTTGGGCGTTGGGATTTTATCAAGTGCTTCATACCTGTCTTTGAAAGACAGCTCACTTGCTCCATGACTTTGTAGGGTTAATTTTTCCATTTTTTACCTCCTTACATTATTATATATATACTAATTTCTTTACCTTTGATGTTGTATTAATTATTACAGGTGCAAATATATACTATAATATTTTAGTATATGTGGTTTTGTGCTAAAATATTATAGTAATTAAGGTTATTTAAGATTTATGACAAATAAGATATCTTTGGCTATTTCTGGACTATCGCTGATTATCAGTCTGATTTCTGTATCATGTGTGCTTTTGCGCTGTGAACCAATGACTGTGGATTGGATGGGTGTATTGGTCGGTGTTTTGTCTTTGTTGGTAGCATCTCTTGCGGTATTTTTTGCGGTTAGTTATTTGACAGTTGAGAAAAGGATAAGGAGTGCTTTTGAATTAAAAATGAAAGAGTCTTTTGAAGACTTTGAAACCAAAACAGTTAAAGGTATAATTAGTGAACAACATAAGATAATAGACATGCTAAGAGATTATTTTCTTGCAAAGAAAGATCTTAGCTCCTATGTAACATCTCTTATCTATAGTTTAGATATGGCGGTTAGAGTTAACCAACAAGATACAATAGATTTAGTTATAGGTTGTCTTATTGATGTATACTCAGAAGTTAATGTGGCTAAAACATTGAATATAAAACAACATAATATTGATAAGCTGTTTTTATTACTTGATGATCTATCTGGAAGGAATACTCATATTTTGTTGAGCAAGCTTGAGTTCGTTTATGATCGTCCTTGCGGTGATACGCCCAAGACGTAATCCATCATTGAAGGACTTGATGTCTTTTTCTATATACTTGTAATATTCATGTAGAAAGATGGTATCACAAGCTGTTCTAACTTCTTGTGGAAGTCCAGATGATTGTCTGATATAATCTTTGTTTGTCATAATGGCAAGTATTAAATGTTTTCGCAAATATACTAAAATATTAAAGTATGCAATTATGTAAAGCTGAAATAGTGCAGAAAGCGATAGAGCTGATTTCTAATTCAACCTTATCAAATTATAAGATTGCTAAAGATACGGGTATAACGGAAGCTTCTATAGGAAATTATAGAAACGGAAATACAAGACCGACTTTGGCGAATGCTAATATCATAATAGATTATTTCAATAAAAAGGAATTGGAATTGTCTGGTTCTAACTTAGTTATTAATACCGAAACAGAATATAAAGAAGCTATGGAGAAAGGATTAAAGTTATTGCCAGAGGTTGATTTCAAGTTCTCAGGCGGAAATGCAGAGTTGTTAGGAAGTACAGACTCTGTAAAGCGATATTGGTATTTACCTGATTGTAAAGATTGCGAAGCAATTGCCCAAGTCGCAGGTAATTCGATGGCTCCGGCCTATCCATCCGGTTGCTGGATTGCTTTGAAACGTTTCAGCTTTGAGAAAGAGTTCCCTAATCAAATTCCGTTTGGGAATGTATTCGGAATTGTTGTCGAAGATAAGCAGACCGGAGATTATCATGGTCATATTAAGATCTTGCGTCGCTATAGTGATCCCTCTTTGGCCAAGCGATTTTGGATAGCCCGGTCTGTAGATCGGGAGAACCATGATGATTTTGATATCGATATTGAACAGGTGCGTGGTTTGTGGATTGTGAAGCAGCATGTGGTTGCGGATGTAATATTGTAGACTTATCCTTTCACAAGGAAATAGTAAACATAATAACTGTGATCGCAGAGGTAATATTGCTACGGCGTTGGGGTTGTTTAAATAAAAAAGAGTTATGGAGATACATCATTATACATCAATTGAGAATTTAGCTCTCATATTGAAAAATAAAACGATACGTTTTACAAGACTTGATAAGGTTGATGATAGCGAAGAAGCAGGATTATCCTGTAAAAATATCCAACTTAGTTATTATACTTTCGTGTCATGTTGGACCGATAGTGAAGAGGAAAGTATTCCTTTATGGAAAATGTATGCTGGTAAAGAGATGCACGGAATAAGAATTAGCCTAGATAGTGATATGTTCTTAAAGTATCATATTCCTAGTGGAAGGTTTTATGGAGTTGATGTATATTCGAAGAATGAAAAAAGTTCAATACTGCCGATTGAAAAGATAGTAACGAAAGATTACTTAGTAGTTCCTTCATTTAATGATTCGGAAATGTTCTTTAAGAAAGTATTATATGTGGATAATCCATTTTCTGAAATGAGAGATGTTGTGCAAATACAAGATATGGGAAATGGGGAAGGAGCAATGAAAATGAATCTAAAAAAGATAGGCTTATATAAACGAAAATGTTGGGCTTTTCAAAAAGAACATCGTTTCACATTGACTATTTTACCTAATATTTGGGGAGATATAGACATAAACCAGATGCCAAAACGAATTATGCAGGCTGTATATGATAGAATCCCTCCCAAGCTTTCTTTTTTTGATTTAGAAATAAATCCTGAATTATTATCAAAAATGAAAATAACACTTAGCCCTATCTGTTCGGAGGCAGAAAAGGTGATAGTTGAGTCTATAGTTCAGAAATTTGCACCTAAAGCCATAATTAGAGAAAGTATGCTTAAGGGCTTAATTAATAGATGATTATTCCTTTAAGTAAATAATTTTCTCTATTTCATCATAATGGTATTTGAGTGATAAATAATATGAATGATGAAATAAGTAACGATAGTAAGCTTCATTAGCAAAAAATCCTCTCATTAATAAATTGAAACTAAGCGAGTTTACTAAAATTGATTTTCTGGAATCTATTAATGTACAGATGAGAGTTTGATAATGATCATCTATTGCATTAAAGCAATCATATAAGATACAATTTTTTGTCATAACTTTTAATTTAAAATATAAATAGATGGAAGATAAAGACAAAATAATAGCCTCACTCCGGAAGCAGCTCAAGGAAGCTGTTAGCCGGTGTAATGCCTTAGAGCAAGAAAATGCTCTATTGTCATATCAACTTGAAAAGATGGAGGAAAGATGTCCGGAATCACATTAAAGATAGACAAAGGTCAATCTTCCGCTTTCTCCGAGATTATGGGATTGCTCCAGTCTTTTCCTGGATTAAAGGAATGCAAGAAACATTATTCGGTAAAGCTGACGGAAGAAGAGGTTTTCCGGTTCCGGAATGAACTGGATCAGATTATGCAACTATTGCCGCAATTGAGGGAAAAGGAGTGGTTCGATATTCCGGCTTACGGGACGGATGAATGGGCTAACTGGATGATAGATTTACACAGAAAAAATATGTAA